AATGCCTTGACAATTACACCAGCCTCAATCTGTATCTCCTTGAAAGCATCAAGTTTTACCTGTGTAAATCTCTTTGCCATGATCCTTTTTCTCCTTCTCAATATTCTGTAAAGAATTCCACTCCCAAATTGAGCAGAATTCTCTTTATTGAAATATCCCCATCCTCAAACATGTGCTGAGCAAACGGAGATCCTTTTGTGATAAACATTCGTCCGCCATTATCCAACGGAATTGTTCCCATGTTCTGTATCCTCTCAGATATCAGATTGCTAAGAAGATCCGATCTCTCCCATGATGTAGATTTATCAAATATAGATGCAGATGGATATATACTCCCATCTATATCATCAATCAAAACCTGATATGTAATATACGGATATTTTGAATCGGCAAGTCCATCCTTTACCATCTCCGCAATTACATCATCATCGGGCACAGAATTCTCCTCAAATGCCAATACCCCGAAACCGCTCCAGAATGAGTTGTAAGCCTGTTGTTTATTCATCATTACTCAATTCCCATTCTTCCGCCTCAACCGCCCTCAAATCGAGTCCAGCACTCTTAGGAGTGCGGTTATCATCTCCATCGGAGGTTACACGGAAATACTTGCCATCGCTATCACGCTTTACAACATCGGGAAATCTCAAAATAATTGATCTCTTGGTTAAAAGAGTATAACGATTATTGACCTCCTGCTGTTGAGCAACCCTCGCTTGTGTTGATGCATCAAAAGAGAATGCAATCATGATTTCTGCACCCTGTTTCCAGATGGTTTTAACACTTCCATAAGTATCCTTAATGGTTGTCTTATCCATGATGTAGGCTTTTTCCATAGCCTCAGAAATCAGGCTCATGAGCATCCCCTTAATTTGCGATATTTATTCAACCTTCCACCAAAAGCATCCTGCCATGTGATATTGCTACCTCCATTGGCATTACCGCTCCCACTTTTTGAATAGGAATATGTTGAGAAAGATTCGGAATTGAAAGGAGACATAGCCGCAGAACCTGCTGATCCATATTCTTCCTGCCATTTCCCGATATCTGAGGTTATGGCAATGACTGTCGCAGGGACAGCCATTGCCCATATATAACCATCAAACTCCTCATCAATAAGGAGGGTTTTATCCGTTATAGGATATTTGTGAACGCCATCGTTAAATGTACTACCAAGGATGCGAAAATACTGTCCATTCTTGAGTCCATCAATCTCCATCCTACCATCTGTAATGGTAAAATGCCCCTTGATCTTTTTATCCCAAAAATAATTGTTCAAATACTCGCAAACTTCAGTAAGTACAAGTTCCATGGTTAACCTTCTCCTGCCTCCTCAAGCACAAGATCCTTGAGGCTGTAAGCCTTTGTCCTTGTCTGTGTTCCATTGGTTGAAACAACTGTAAACAACTGCTGTGCCTTGTCCGTAACCTTACAGATACCATTCTTTGTATCATCGGTAAGGATCTCCACAAGTCCACTGCTGACGCTGGGTGTAAGTCCTACCTTAACGCTTGTATAGCCTGTCCATGTAGAGTCAGCCATATTGAAGCAGAGGAAATAACCCTCACCCCAAACATCAGTAATTGCATTAGATCCCGAAAGATACTTGAGTGTACCCGTTACCTTTCCATTGCCGAATGAAACATTGCTCTGCATGTCGTTTACAGGAACATCATAGAGCGAACCCCCTGCAGGCTCGGCTTTCACTACAAGGGTATCGTTAAAATTTCCGATTGTACCTACGATAACGCCATCAAGCCTTTCTGCGAAAAGTGTGATACCAGAAACAGCGATTGTTTCTTCCTGCATTCTCGTATAGTTACCATCCTCATGGATACCGATCATTCCTGTTTCTGCATCGGTTGTGAAATCGAATGCATCACCAAGTCCATTAGCCTCAGAAACATTGATGTAATAAGCAACAATGTTCTCAGCCGCTGTTGAATAGAATGATCCCTTAGAAATTGCACCTGTCATGATGAGTGTGCCAAGTCCAAGGAAATTCTCAACATAATTCAGACCAAATGCTGTCTGTACTGTGATGTTTGCAGATCCGAGGTAATCAGATACATCCATCGGGTTAACGAATGTAACCATCTGTACAGCATCATCCTCAAAAAGTACCTGCATCTTTCCCCATGCATTTGCGAGAGCCGCCTGCAGACCTGTACCAGATGCGGTAGCCGTACCAGTTGCAAGGAATGTAACGAACTGAGAACGGATTGCTTTCTGAATATCAAGGATCATCTTCTTATTCGTTTCGTTGACAGCCTGATCGTAACCACCCTTGAGGATAGCCTCTGCGGTTGTAGCCTTTCTCCACTTATTAAGTGTAGCCTCTGCAACTGTTTCATAGGTTGTAGCATACTGAGAAAGAGGAATGATATCACCCTCTGCAACAATACCACTCTGGAGAGTACCTGTAACCTTCAGAACCTTGAGTGCTGTACCTGCTGTAACAGGGATCTTTCTTGTAACTCCGAGCATCTTGAGAAGGTTCTGGACATTCTCACCAAATAACTGTGCGAAATCGAGTTCACGGACTTTCGCCATCTGTGCCTTTTTAATTACATTGGTTTCGGCATCTGTCGTAACATTTCCCATCTTTTTTGATCTCCTTTTTCAGATTTTAATTGTTGTCTGGCAATCCAACGGCTGACGGGTTTTCAAGCATCGCTTTCTGTCTTGCGATAGGATCTGCGATTGCCCTGATCTGTTCCTTTGTCATTGATGTTTTGCCAACTGTTGACGGAGGGTTTGCTGACGGGGCACCTTCAACCTTAGTGGTGGTGATAAAATCACTCCATTCTGTTTTGAGGTTCTCCTTTAACTTATCTCCATCCTTGATCTTTCCCTCCTCATCAAGTTCGATCTTGTTGATATCGGAAACCTTGATAATCCTATCAAGCCTTTTTTCGGCAATACCGATATCTAACAACATATTACGGAAAGCATTTTCTTTCTTGGCAGAAAGTTCCTTCTCAGAAACATCCTTTTTGAAATCATCAAATTCCTTCTGTAACGCCTCAAACTTTTCCTTGTAGGGATCTTCTCCTGTAGCCTGTGATTTGATTGCCTCCAATTCACTCTGTACAGCAGATAACTTCTCTGCATCTTCCTTGTACTTGTCCCTTTCATCCTTGATCTCGGTAACAACCTCATTGTGTTTCTCAATTACAAGATCCTGTTTGTCATCCTCAATCCCGATTGATGTTAAGAACTTTCTTGTCAATGATGCCATATAAAATCTCCTTTGCCTCGGTGGCTATGCCTCGCCATTTGATTATGTTCTTTTTATAGCACAAATGATTTTCGTTTGCAAACAAATGAAAAAGGGCAGAGTGCCTGTCTGCCCTTTATTCATGAATATTCTTTTGAGGTCTAAGAATGATTTAAGCATCATTATATTATCATTGTTTTAGATATCGTTCAAGCATCTGTTTATATTCCTGTTTATGTGCCGTGATCCCGAATTGAAGAAAATGCTTAGGCTTTACACCCCTTGTCCAATGCCATTCTCCATCTTTATCTTGAAACATCCAAGGTGTTTTACGCCCCCCACTCTCGGCATAAATACCTGTCCCAAATTCATGCCAGATTGCATAATCCACATTAGTCCCGATATACACGGCTTGCTCATTCTCATCAACTGCAGATGAAATACTATTCTTTAATCTTCCTGTATCAATAGTGCCCGTTTCAGTAAGGACATTTGCCGCCGTAGTAGCCGCATCCTCTCCAACCGCCTCAAGCCATGCCGCAATCTGATCCTTAGCCGCATCCAAAACCTGATCTGTATTATCAATCATTTCAACCGAAACAACCTTAGCCATATTGTCATGCCTCCTCCCTCTCCAATTCCTTCTCATCAACTCCATTCCCCTCCAGAAACTTCCTGTAAAGTTCCCCATCCTGAGAATGGTCTATGCCAATCAACTTGATATTCAATCTACACCTGCAATTATAGGTTTCCTCAGGATCTCCCAACGGGTCTGCAGGAAATCTCAATGGCGTATCTAAGATATCTGCACCAAAATATCCATTTTCATCCCTTTCAGTTCCATCCAATTCAAGGTGTGTTTCTCTTGTCCGATTGTCATGGGTTGCACTCCATTCCTCTGTAACAGGCACACCTTTATCCCTGAGATCATCAGCCGCCTCGGCTCTCCCCATATTTTCCGCCGCAGTAGTACATGTTCTCGCTGTCCTGATTGCAGAATTCTTATCCATATCTGTTACTCGTTGAAGATCCTTCGCTATCTGGTTGATAGGCTCACCCTTGACAATTCCCTTTGTGATCTCCCGATTAACCTTGTTTTTGTTCCATTGTTT